CCACCATTAGTAGCTCCGCTATATGCACCTTTTACAATAGCACCACCATTTACTGTTAGTTTTTCAGTAGGACTACTTGTACCAATACCTACATTACCGCCATTAGGCTGTAACACCATGTCATAATTAGTTGCGTAGTTACCAACTGACCTAGTTTGAATCCAAGTAGTACCGTTCGAATAAACACCAAAATCAGTAACTACTGAGCCATATCCAAACCTAGCAGTTGCATTAGGGTCTGCTGCGTTTCCACTAGTTGCTGGACCGCCCCCTGTGATTGCGGTGTTATATGCTGTTAGTCGTTGCAAAGAGGCGTTTGTACCAATACCTACATTACCGCTAGAGTCTATTCTCATGCGTTCTGTGGAATTGGTAAAAAATGTAAACGGGTGATTTGTTAATGTTCCTGTATAACCAATTGCACCTGAGCCACCTAAGAAGGTAGTTGTTGTTCCGTCCCCAGACCTAATTTGGTCATTTGCCCCAACAACTTGAAAACTTCCTGCTGGACTAGCTACACCAACACCAACTCTATTATTAGTAGCATCAATAACTAAAGTATTGCTATCAAAGTTCAGCCCGTTGGGCGTTGACACGGTTGAGCCGTTTAAAGTCAAAGTGTCGCCAGAGGCGTCACCCAAAGTAGTGTTACCAGAAGTCGTTAAGTTAACAACTGTTTCTGTGCCTGTGTTGATCAGGCCAGGTGTTGTGATGCCTGTTGTACCGTCTAAAATAATAGTCATATCAGATAATCACCCATCGTTGTCCACTTGCGACTGTAATTGTTACGCCATCCGCTGTTGTAATCGGGCCTACTGAGAAGCCGTTTGTACCCGTAGCCACTGTGTAACTTACTGTTGCTGTCGTATTGTTAACTTGAATCGCACCACCCGCTTGCGCACCACCAATGCCACCCCAATCTGTGCCGTTATAGCCTTCAAACTGGCTTAATGTGGTGTTGTAGCGCAACATACCCTGCGCTGGTGTGCCTGGACGGTTTGCTGTTGTGCTTGCCTGTAGCTTGGTAGCACCCGTACCGCTGAATGTAACATCGCCTGAAGCACTGATTGTTGTAAACGCTGCTGCGTTAGCTGTACCAGAACCAATTGATGGAGGAGCTGTCCAATCCGCACCATCCAATAAGTCAACGTTTAAGTTGCTGACTTTGGTTGTAGAGGCAATAACAAGCGGAGCTGTACCAGTCGTAACTGTTGAAGTAATCGCACCAGTAGCCGAAATAGTGCCAGCAGCTAAAGTTGTAATGTTTACAGCGCCAGCAACATCTTCGTTAACTGACTTCTCAGCTGGGTAAGTAACAAACACATCCTTGGTGCCAGCAGTAAAGGTAACCAGTGATCCTGCATTTGAGGATGACAAAATGGTCGTACGAGCCAACTGACCCGCACTAACTGTACCAACACCTACTTCCCACTCGGTCGTGCCAGGGTTAGAAATAGTGTAATAGGTTGTGTTGCCATTACCAATGGCAGACGAGAAGGTCTGAAAACCTACAACCGCACCAGTTAATGTAAAGGTGCCAGCGCCAGTTGTGGTCGACTGTTCCCGTACTCTATCGGCTATCACCAATGCCATAATTGGCTCCCTTAAGCAATACGAATGATTGCGTTACTTGCGTCAGCAGCAGGGAAAATTACCGTGAAGTTGCCGTTGGTTGATGTCTTGTCGCTACCAAAATCTAGTACGCAAACCGCTGGGTTTGTTGTACCGTTAGCCAAGTAGATCAAAGCGCCACGAGCTGTAATCGTTGCAGATGACCATGTTGAGTCAGCAAAGTCTAAAAATGCTGTTGTGCCTGTTGAAGTCGGTACCTGAGAAACTACCAGCGTATTACCGCCAGCCGTGTAGCCAGTACCTGTCACTTCGTTAGAAGTTGTGTACGCAGTTGTTGTTGCATCTAATGTTGCTGATGCTGTGTACAACGCAATTTTGAATACTTGTGATGTGCCTGTGCCAAAGTCAAAAACGCCGTCTAAAATACCGACTTTGAAGCTTGTAGCCATTGCTTGGGTGATTGCCATTTCTTACTCCTATGGGTTAACTTTAATTTTAGCCTGCCCATCGCGATAAGCATCGCCACGTTCTAAGCC